ACAAGACCTCCCAAATCCGTAACACTTAAGTGGACAGATAATATAGGGAGATCAGTTAAATTGCTTGCTATTTAATTATTTATGTCTTGCTTATTTGATTTGGTTCTTGTGTTGTTTTGAGCAAGTTTTTACCTAGTAAACGTATTTTCGCGGGCAAACCCGAATATTTTTTATTCACTATTTTTTGTTAATTTTTCTATAAAAGTTTAGAATTGTTCTAATCACGCATAGACATCCCCTGCATCTTCCTCATCTTTGAATGCCATCATAGCTTCCTCATATATCTCTGGATCGTCGTTCTCTGCTGAAGGTATGTAGCCTGGGGGGACGATGTTTGTTCTAATTACATTAGCCATTAAAGCCATTTCACCTTTCATGTACAAACTCACAATGCAGTTCTTTATCACTTCACCTGATTGGACTTCAGCAACACTTATAAGCTCTGCACCAATCTCAGCATGATAGGTGTTAGGTATCAATTGAGACAGTGCAGTCAAGTCAGATAACTCATTCTGTAGAGTACCCTTCTCTTCTTCCGGTGGTACGTACGAAATTTTCATCAATGCATAATCGTTCAGCACACCTGTGATATCACCAGGTAATTTGCTAGCACATGTTGAAACATCGTAATCACCCATTAGTTCATCACACCACCTCTTGCATATGCCCTCAGCTATTATTGGGTGCAAAATTTCAGGAGTGTCAACTTGCGCAAATGTGTATTCAGAAATAGTTGTCTTTCTTTCAGTTAACTTTGCCATTGACTCTCCTAGCATCATGCACAAGTTTCGAACAAATTCCCTGATTGTAGAGCTGCATCTAGCGCTGTTAGCTGCACCGTAGTACAAAGCTTTCCTGGTATGCATGTAGGTTTGGATTCCACTGTCCCCTCTGTCTCTGCTTTGGATTTCCAGTAAGCCTGCCCTTTTAGCTGCAAATTTCCAGCTCTTCTCAATCATGTAGTCATCTACCAGTGCTACTGTGTGATACATCTTTTGCTCCCTGAACCTGCCTTTTGCTGCCAGGTATAGATTCGATAGCATGTACTTAAAGTGCTTTTCTGAACACTCACTAGGTGAAACCAGTACGTTGCTGTATTCGTACTTCATCTGTCCAAGCATGCTCTGTACTTCTGAGTGGCTTATATGCTTGTTCATCATGCCTGGGAACTTACTAACGTGCTTCATAACAGAAACTGGGTCTGTGGCTATTTTATCAGCTAGCCCTATCAATTCTTTTTCGTCCCAACTCACGGTGTAAGCCTCATCTGGTATCACATTATCGCACATTCTGCTTACTTCGTACGCTAAAGAAGAGAACATCGAGCTCACTTTGTCGACGGAAGTGTCTCTAGTTAGATCTTTGTATGTTTTTATTACCGATAATCTTGGCTCAAACCTTGCGACGTCAGAATAATCCACTTTCCTCTTAGCGACCGATATGCTTCTGAAAGCTCTAGCATCAGTTATACCTAAAATGTCGGCCATAGTTCCAGGTTGGACCACCCCATAACTTCTATCGTAGAAAACCACGCTTTGAGCAGTTATTGCACTGTCCATCTGTGCCTCCCAGTCCTCGCCATCACCCTCTGTCGCACTATACTCCATTGTCGCGAACGTGAACCACTCTCTGACAGTATCTGTGCACTTAGATGCTAACTCTCTTATATTGAACTCAAATAACTTCTCATCCATCACAGAGAATGTCCCGGGTAAGCTGAAAGGTATGCATCCAACTGACATGTTGTATCTTCTAGGTTGCTGAACACAATTTAAACCTGCCATATCAAGCAATGCCGAACATCTTATCGATGAAACGTAACTCATCAAGTCTTCGTGTATCTTTTCCCTGTCCATAAAATTAGCCAGGTTAGAGCTGTCAACGACTACTGATCCTTGGCAATTCGGGAATAAACTCAGAACATGAGATCTGCTGCTCAGTTTAGATGATATTCTCTTAGTGCTCACAGAAGCATTAATTGCAAAAGATACACACGGGTAAGTGCTAGTGTCTGTTATTCCCCACATTGCACACACAAGATCCCACAAGTGACCGCCGTTCCCACCCTTATCATCAACATAAGCAGCCAATGTTGCACCATGCATAACAGATCTCTGCACTACGTCCATTGCCCTGTATGACATATTAGTCTTGTCTAATATGCCTCTACACCGTGTTCCCAGAAACTTGGTTCCAACATTAGTGCAGTCATACATGTTATATATGCTCGTTTTCGTCTCACCCCATATGCTGCTCAAGTCACCTGCTGGCAATGATTTGAGTTTATTAAAAGTCACAACTATAGTCGAGTCTGATGAATTATCCTGATGTGCTAAGCTCATCAATGTGTCAACGAAAGTGTGGTTTATGATCCTCAAGCCTCTTCGTTTGTTGAACTCATCCTTAAGATAAAATGATGTCTCGTATGAACTACTGTTTTCAGCTATACCTGCTATTGTATCATCGATTTGTACCAAGCGTGCCACATGAGTTAAAGACTGCTTATCCTTAGATCTCAGATCTCTCGTTATTCTCCTCTTCTCTTTGCTCGTCATAAGGAAATTCAGGAGTTCGTTTGAAACAGCTCTGCTTATGAGCGCTTTTATTGCCTCTGTCGGGCTGCACGTAAGGACTTCTTCGAGTACAGCAGCATCCCACTCACAGCTCTTTATAGATTTGTCGAGCGAGTGCGCTGCGCCTTTATCTAAGTACAACTCAAGCGCAGTTCTAAAGCTAGGACTGTCACAGTAATTCAGCATATGGTTAGCTAAAACCTGTGTTATAGCATTGCTGCCGTCTGATATACCCTTGTACTTTATGGTGTACGGGCTACTCGAGGTGGTCATCATTGCTTCATCATCGGTCGGTTGAGAAAGAACCTTATACATTAAGTTTTTCATGGATTCTGCAAGCGGCTTACCTTCACTCATCTTTATTATTGCATTACACTCAGCTATGTAAGTGGTTAACTTGTCTGCACTTTCTCCACACAGCCATTTAGTCATGCTCGGTATGCCAAGGCCTCCCATGTTTGAAGGAGTGTAGACTATGTGGTACATTACATCCGACTTGTATTTTACTAGATCTTTTGAAGTGAGGTATGCCAGCTCTAGGGATCTTACAAGTGAATAGTAATAAGTCACATATGGATCAGAGCCCCTGCCAGATGCGC